AAAAGGCGCCTCACAGAAGACCAAAACCTCTTTGTTAGAGAAGGAGATTTCATTCAGTATGGCGAACAGAAGTATGAGATCGTTGGCTTGGGTCAACCAAAACAGCTGTTCGGACAGCCAGACACAATGGTCGAGATTTCCGCCAAGTGCGTTCGAGCAAGAGACGGCACCTTCCCTTCAGATGCGTATCCTAACCCAGAAGAAGATGATCCTCGATATACAGAACCAGCAGCATGCGATCCTATCCATGAATTGAAAGTATTGGCCGGAGATACCACTGCAGCAGGTGGTTCGGGAACCCAACCATGCACTGATGCATATGAACGCCCCGGCACCCCTCCGCCACCACTATTCACAGGTAAAAAAGAGACGAATCTGGTAAAACAGGTTGGCGACGAAATTCTTGAAAGAGTCGTAGGCCAGCAAGTTGTCTATTTTCCCGTCTCATTGGGTAATTCTGACTTTCACCCACTTTATGGGGAGTCGATAAACAAGACATTCCTACCACCAGTGCATGTTTTTGCAGCGGTAGAATGGAAAGGTAGCGAAACAACAACGACAAACTTCGGTATTGATAAGAAATCCGTTATTGACGTCAAGTTCCACAAGAAGAGACTCACCGAAGATCAGAACCTATTCGTTAGAGAGGGTGATTTCGTCCTTTACGGCAAGATTCTCTATGAAATTGTAAAAGTAGGACAGCCGAGACTGCTGTTTGGTAAGGTTGATGAGAAGTACGAAGTCATCGCAAGCTGTATTCGAGCCCGAGAAGGAACCTTCCGGCTTTCTGAAGTAGAAGGAACCGTTAATGAGTTTGATCTAGATTCCGTAACCGCATGTGATAACGCAAACCTCGTGATTCCCGACGGCGTAGATAACACCATGGCTAACGTCGGCAACGGCGAAGGGGTATTCAAAAATAAAACAGATATCCAATTCAACATGAAGACCCTTGTCGCAGGAGACAACATTGTGTTGACTCCCACCACAAACGAGATAGAAATAGGGCTGACAAGTTCAATAAGTGTTCAACATATATCCTCTTCGGGAATAGAATTCTCAGGAAACATAATTCCAGCTGTAGATGTCGCCTTCGACTTGGGTTCATCCGACCGCAAAATCCGTGATCTTTATATTTCTACTGGCTCCATCCACTTTGGCGAACAACATGCCCTAACAATCGATCCTTCTGAGAATTTGTTTGATTTCTCTGTCGCCGGCGAACCCGCCGATCTCAAGGGCAACATTTCAAACGCAAAAACCGCATCTTATGTCGCAGCTTCAGGCGTCGACGGAACAGTGGCAAGTGCATCTTTCGCACACACAGCATCTTATGTCGCTGGGCAAAGCGTCTTCGGAACAGTTGATACTGCACACACCGCATCCTACGTTGAGACAGCCCAGACCGCATCTTACGTCGAAACTGCCCAGACAGCATCATATATCTCTGCATCTAATATTGATGGCACAATCCTTAGCGCATCTTATGCTCTCACCGCTACTTACGTCGCCAACGCCCTTACCGCATCCCACTACGTCGAGACAGACACTCTTGAAACAGTCCTTGCTCGTGGAAACACATCAGCCGGCTCCATGTTTGTGTCGACCCTCACCGCATCTGCAATTGAGGCACGAGGACATTACTTGCCCGACACCGACGCAGCTTATGATATTGGCTCTGCAGACAAGCAAATTAGAGATCTCTACATTTCCACAGGATCTATCATTTTCGGCGGAACCCATAAGATAGAGGTCAATAGAAACACAAATACTTTTAATTTCGATGCCCCCGGCGCCGAAGGAATAACAGTCCCTTGTGTGGATCATGTGAATAGTTATGACTATCAAGACGGCACAATCCTTTACGACAAACAGAATAAAGCTTTCAAGTTTAGACAAGACGGCGAATGGACAACGATGGCGCAAGAGCCTAACGCCGGCGGAGGCAGCTCTACACCTGTGCCAACTGCAGGTTCGGGCATTTTCGTTCTCACAGACGACGGCGATGGCCCCAACAGAGATTTACTTGTCGAATACACTAACAATTCAGTCGCATACTCAGGAAAGACACTTTATCTTGCAAACATCGAAACCAACCCTGTTGGCCCATTCTGTCTCGGCGCAAAGTTCTACTTCAACGAAGGTGGAGTTTGGCACCCGTCACACTTTTACAACACAGACGCTCAAAACTCTTCCCCACCACCACCACCATCGGTCTTTCCCGATATGAACGACATTCTTTCTCTCGATGGTGCTCGCACTGAGGATAGAGCCGTTCTCAATGGTTTGCATCAAAATGCGGCATCTTATGCTGGACGTGCTATTTACTTAAGTAGCACCGGAAGCCCACCAATTGGCGAATTCGTTTATGAGAACAAGTATTACTTTAACGAAGGTGGCATTTGGTTTGCAAGTACTTTCCATGCACACTCTGGAGATTAACAATGGCAGATAATAAAAAAGAAAACGTAATAACTTTTGAGCCGTCAACAATTGAAACGGTTGATGTCGCCATGTTTGAATGGTTAAACGAGAATATGGACCTTCACACCTTGTCAAACAGGGGATACAAAAAGGTTCCAGTCATCTGGGTTTCAGCAGAACGTGCATATCAGGCAAAGAGAAGCAAGGAGATGAGGGATAAAGAAGGCGCCCTCATATTACCCCTAATTTCTCTGGAAAGATCTGGGTTTGAAAAAGACTCAACAAACAAAGGTGTCGCATGGGCTAACATTCCACCAAATCCAGATGCCAAAGGCGGCGCCTTTACCATTACTCGCCCGATCAAACAGAGCAAGACGGCAAATTTTGCAAATGCAGATGCGAAGAAGAAAACAGGGCAAATAAACTTCCCAAGGAAGAATAAAAAAATTGTGTATGAAACAATATCTATTCCTTTTCCCGTATCCATCAACGCGAACTACTCTATCAAGCTCAGGACAGAGTATCAGCAGCAAATGAACGATCTTATTCAGCCATTCATGACGTATACCGGGAACATCAACTATTTCAAGATCAGAAAAGATGGCCACGTTTACGAGGCATTCATGGACGGTTCTTTTAATTCCGATAGTAATGTTGAAAACATGGGCGAAGACGAGAGAATGTATGAGACTGAAATAAACATTCGAGTTTTAGCTTACTTAGTTGGCGAGGGATCTAATCAAGAGAAACCCACCGTTGTCCGAAGGGAAAACGCAGTCGAGATTAAAATCCCACGAGAAAGAGCCATGCTCAACGAAGACGATTTCGATCTTTTATAGAAAAAACCCACTTAATATCCATAAAAAAGACTTTTTCTGCTTTTGAAACTATTAAACACTAATTAATATGGTATATAATAGTCGTGTTGCGGCCCTTTAAGTAGTCACGCACCCAAAGAGGAGAAATTAAAGATGTCAGCTAAAAAATTTAGATTTGTATCCCCCGGTATTTTCATGAATGAGATTGATAAATCTCTTTTACCAAGAGAAGGAGCAGACGTTGGTCCTGTCGTTATTGGTAGAACCGAACGTGGCCCCGGCCTGCGTCCAGTTACTGTTAACTCATTCTTGGAGTTCACACAGATTTTCGGTAATCCCATCCCAGGTGGTGACAGCGAAGACGTTTGGAGAAACGGCAACCGCACTTCCCCCACTTACGCTTCTTATGCAGCTCGTGCATGGTTGAAGAACGGCTCGCCGCTAACAGTAGTTCGCGTCCTCGGTGACGGTCAAGATGATCCTACAGTTGATGGTGCAGCAGGTTGGGAGACAGAACACTCTCCTAAAACAGTCGCACTTACCAACGGTGGCGCTTTCGGACTATATGTGATGCCATCAGCTTCTGCTGACGCTACAGATGTAACAGGCACCCTCGCAGCTATCTGGTATTTGGACGAAGGTTCAATCCGCCTCAAGGGTACTGGCCAAGAAGACACTGTTGTTGGCGCATCCGGCTCCGGTGGTTCCGAACTCGTTATGAGTAACGGCGCAAACTTTCAATTTCAAGCAGTTGTTGAAGATAAAAATCAAGTTGCAGTGTTGACTGCATCTTTTAACTTCGGTAACAACTCCGACAACTACATCAGAAAACAATTCAACACCAATCCAACACTTCTCGGTTCGGACAATGACTCTTCTATAGAGTATTTTTTGGGTGAGACTTTCGACAGAAACCTCAACGATGTCTTAGGCACCGCCGCCTCCGCCGAAGGAAAAGCCATGGCTTTCATCGTTGGTCTTAAAGGTGCTGATTCAAGAAGAACAGATTCCGCAGCTGCAGAATCAGGCATGGTGATCTCTCAGGACACCGGCCCAACGTCTTCCTTCGATCCTTCAGCTCAGCAGGAATTATTTAAATTTGTTGCCCTCGACAGTGGCGAATGGATTAACTCTAATGTTAAGATCTCCATCGCAGACATCGCAGCCCCAACAAACCCTGATTTCAATGAGTTTGGTACTTTCACTGTCGAAGTTCGCGATGCGCGAGATACTGACGGTAAAAAACAGGTTTTGGAAACATTCACAGGATGCAACCTTAATCCCAACTCCTCCAACTATATTGGAGCTAAGATTGGTAACAAATACGCCACTTGGAGCGACACAGACCGTCGCTTTACTGAGTTTGGTGACTACGAAAACCAGTCGAAATACGTTTATGTTGATACCTCACTGCTAGACAATGGTGGTATTAAGCCTTCCCTCCTTCCTTTCGGTTTCAAAGGCCCTAAGACTTATGTTACTGCAACAGGGACAATCAACACTGCAACGGGACTGAACGCATTCTTGCTTCCAGGCATCCCTCATGCACCAGCCGCGACCTTCATCACAGGTGGTGCCGGTGCTGCAAACCCATTTTCTTTAAGTGGCCCACAGATGGCTCTTCGAGTTAGCTCCTCCACGGGTGGCTTCTCTGACCCAACTGCAGCATACTTCGGTTTGACTACAGACCAGAGCGGCAACACCCGTTATGAAGGATCTTACTCTGATTTGGCTCGCATGCTACCCTTGATTGAAGCTGCCTACAAAGCAGACACTTTTACTTTTAGTTTGGATAACATATCTTATGTTTCAAGCTCTGCAACAGGCATTGTTCAAAACCAAGCAAAGTACGCCACTGGCGAACGTGCCGATGGTGAGTCCATCACTGCTGGTGGACCTACTCCAGACGTTCCTTCTGGCGGCTTGGCTGCTGGATTCGAAAACGTCCTCGACGCTGGTTTCAATCAATTCACAATGCCTTTAGTTGGCGGCTTCGACGGAATGGACATCACTCATCGTGATCCACTCGCCAACGCTTTACTAAAAGAAGCGAACGAAACAACAAGCTACGCTTTCAACTCAATCAAGAGAGCGATTGACTCAGTATCAGATCCAGAAGTTGTCGAGATGAACCTCGCAGCAATTCCCGGTATCACAAACGAGTCATTGACTAACCATTTGATTGAAACATGTGAACAACGCGCAGACGCCCTAGCAATTGTTGACCTTCCAGGTGGCTATGAGTCAGAATACGAATACAACACAGGTGCTAAAGTCGGCACCGTAGATCAAACAGTGAGTCTTCTTAAAACCCGAGCAGTAAACAGCAGCTATGCTTGCTCTTACTACCCTTGGGTGCAGACTAAAGACGAATTCGGTTCTGGAAGAATCTTCTGGGCACCGCCTTCAGTCGCAGCTCTCGGAACTTTCGCAAGCAACGATAAGAAGTCAGCACCATGGTTCGCACCAGCCGGCTTTACTCGAGGCGGCCTCTCCGACGGCGCAGCAGGTATCCCTGTCATCGGCGTTCGAGAACACTTAACCCGCAAAGAGCGAGATAAGCTCTATGACAACAACATTAACCCAATCGCCAAGTTCCCAGCAGAAGGCATCGTTATCTTCGGTCAGAAGACAATGCAAGCTACTCCATCTGCACTTGACCGTGTGAATGTACGTCGTATGCTCCTTCACGTTAAGAAGGGCATTTCGAACATCTCTTCCACTCTCTTATTCGACCAGAATGTTAAAACAACATGGGCTCGTTTCTTGGGTGAGGCAGAACCGTTCTTGAGAGACGTCCAAGCACGACTCGGCTTAACAGAGTATAAGATTGTTTTAGATGAAACAACTACTACTCCAGACTTGGTTGACCGTAATATCATGTATGCTAAGATTTTCTTGAAACCTGCACGTTCCATCGAATTCATCGCAATCGACTTTGTAATTCAAAGAACTGGTGCATCTTTTGAAGATTAAAGGTAAGTGATACTATTTATTTGTGAAGACTAATTCATAAGGAGAACTTAAAAAATGGCAAATTTCTGGACAAGCCCCAACCGCGACCCTAAAAGGGCATATAGATTCTTAGTCAACTTGGCTGCATTTGATGGAGGCGCACAATGGTACGCCAAATCAGCATCGAAGCCGAAGTTTACGGTATCCAACACTGAACACAAATATATTAACCACACATTCAACTATCCCGGACGAGTTACCTGGGATCCAATTACGATTACTGTTGTTGATCCCGTTGATCCCAACGCAGCTCGTCAGGCAGCAGAACTTCTTCAAGCTTCCGGATATTACATTCCAGGCAACGAGAACGCCAAGATCACCACTATCAACAAGAAGCAAGCAGTCGCTGCACTGAAGCGTGTTGAGATCATGCAGATCGGTGAAACAGACGACGACATTTTGGAAAAGTGGGTTCTTAACAATGCTTGGGTAGAATCGGCAACCTTCAGTGAGCTTTCTTACGAAACCGAAGATTTAAGCACTATTGAGTTTTCCATTCGTTTTGATTGGGCAGAACTTGAAACAAAGGACGCCGACGGAGATACCCACCAGTTCTTCACGACGAACAATACACCTACATCCAACACCTAATCAGTAAAGCACAAGAGAAAGGGGTGACTAATGTCATCAACTAGAAATAACCAAGAGAGGCTCTCCGGCACCGAATCCGAAGCCTCTAATCAGTCACAAGTACAGCAAGAAGACTCAAACGTGCAAACATTGAACTTCTCAGTTCCCACTGAGTTTGTCGATCTGCCGTCCAAAGGGCTTTTCTACCCGCCAGAGCATCCACTCCATGGCGTTGAGACTGTGGAAATTAGACACATGACCGCAAGGGAAGAGGATATCCTAACCTCTCAAGCTTTAATCCGCAAGGGCAAAGCCATTGACCGGATGTTACAGAGTGTCCTAATTAACAAAAACGTCCAAGTAAGAGACTTACTTATAGGCGACAAAAATGCTTTAACCGTGGCCGCCCGTGTAACGGGTTATGGCGCAGATTACATCACAAAAGTCACCTGTCCTGCCTGTTCTACAGAGCAGCAATTTGACTTCGATTTAGCCGATCCTACTTTGACTGGCGCCTCATTTGACCGAGAAAGTATAAACGAGCATCTCGATGGTGTCGAAATGACAGAAACGAACACATTTTTGGTTGAACTCCCAAAGAGTAATCACACTGTTGAGTTGAAGATGCTTACAGGCGCCGACGAGGAGAGACTTTCAAATTTTCAAAACCAAAAAGAAAAAACCGGCAAATCTCAAACCTCAACTGTCCTAACTGATACTCTAAAGTCTATTATCACTGCAGTTTCGGGAATTAAGGACAGAAAACAAATAAACCAGTTTGTCGATAACATGCCAGCTATGGATTCTCGCTATTTGCGAGGCATATATCAAAAACTGATACCAAACATTGACATGACTCAGCGTTTTAACTGCAATACATGTGACCACGAACAGGACCTGGAGGTTCCTGTCACTACGGACTTTTTTTGGCCTCAGCAATGATTATATTGAATCGGTTTACGAAGAAATATTCGCATTAAAATATCACGGTAATTGGCACTTTCAAGAAGCATACTCACTGCCTATTCAGATTCGCAGATGGTTCTTAGAACGACTACAAAAACAAAGAACTGCAGAAAACGAGGCTGTTGAAAGCTCGGCCCGTGGAAGAAAATAGAGAGAGATTTTATAAGTCCTCTCTATTTTGCTTTATATACTAATTATATTGTGATATAATATACCCTTGGAGGTTTTGTAATGGAAGACGAATTACAAGAATATACAATTAATTTAAACGCCGCAAAGAGTGGCGAGATAAACGAGAGTTATCTTAGAATGTTTGGATCTGCTATTAAGTCGATCATGAACTCTATGTTTGGTGGCTCATCTGTTCCCGTAACTGTGAAGGGAAGCCAATCTCAAGTTCGCGACTTCGCAAAGGTTCTGGGGAAAGAGAAAAAGTATTTAGATACCTATAGAAAGTTTGGACTCGACAACCCTCGGACCTATCGCAGTCGATATGGCCTCGACTCGGCGGTCAAGAAGTTTGAGAGATCAACCAATCTAAAGTGGCCCTTCAAATAATAGGAAAACGATCATATGCCACCACCAGGAACAGACCCAATAGCAGCAGCCCTGCTTGCCTTAAATGCATCGATTAAAGAGCTTAAAGACTCCGTTGAGGACCAGACGAGCCAGCAGTCACCTGCTAAGCAATCTAGTCAAAACAAGGAAGTTGCAAGAAAAGCTAACAAAGAATACATCGATTCTCTTAGAGAGCAGATAGAACTTGAGGAAGATCAGGAGAAGCTTACAAAACTCTTAATAGAGTCAAAGTTGGCCCAAATTGAAAGCGAAAAGCTGAGTACCAGATCTAAAGCGGAACAAGCAGCTGCGATTAAAGAACTAAAAAAGGATATAGAGGATTTAACCGCCGAAATTGATGATAACACCAGAGCGCAAAAAGAAGCCTCTGAAGCAGGTGCTGGACTTGCAGATCGTTTTGCAAACCTGACTGGTGTCAACAAGGACTTTACCAAGTCCATGGCCGGCCAAGTAATGGCAGTCTTGAAGGGTGGTAAAGGCTTAGAACAATTCTCCAAGCACATGATAAAAACATTCACCCCACTGAATGTTTTTTCTAGCATTGGCCAGAAAGCTTTCGAAACCACAGCACTTTACGCAACAAGACTCTTTACAGAAATGGATTCAGGACTGGCCCAGTTCAACGCAGCCTCTGGCGCCGCAGGAAAGTTCGATGAAGAACTTGCCAAGTCAGCCTCCACGATGGTTGAGTATGGGGTCAATTTAGGCGCCATCGGTGGCGCTTTAAATACATTAAGGCAAGCATTCCCAGATAGAGAATTGGGCGACCAGAGCGTACAGGTGGCCGAATCCTTCGCACTGTGGGAAAAGTCAGGCATCTCCGTCGATGCCGCAACAAAGTCTTACACATCACTCCGTCGCTCCTATAAAATGTCGAGCGAAGATGCCATGGGCTTACAGAGAAATATTATGGCCCTCGGCGACCAGATCGGCGTCGGTGGCCCAAAAATGATTGCAGATTTCGCTGCAGCTGCGCCTCGTCTCTCTATCCATGGCAATAACATGGAAGGCGTTTTTAAGAGAGTTGCATCAGCATCATCTCAGTTGGGACTTGAAATTGATGACGTCCTCAGCCTTGCAGAAGGTTTTCAAACATTTGAAGGCTCAGCTCAAGCTGCTGGCCAGTTAAACGCTGTTCTAGGCGGCGGCTTTATTAACAATCTCGACCTTATGAACGCAGCTTTCGAAGATCCAGCTAAAGCTGCGATGATGATTAAAGACGCATTCACCTCAGCTGGAGAATCAGTTGAATCACTCGGCCCAGCAGGGGTCAAAGCTGCAGCAAAGGCTGCAGGATTTAGTGATGTTGGTAAATTTACTTCCTTTTTGAATGGCGAAATGGATGCTGCAGAACTTGCAGCAGACGAAGGCTTAGAAATGCAAAAAGATATGCAAGCATCAGCTAAAAGATCGATGACCGCAACGGAAAGTATCGATGTTGCAATAAAAGAACTTTTTGCCCCCTTGATGCCGGTGATGCAAGACCTCGCGGAACTTATTAAGAAAAGTCCAAAAGCATTAAAAGCTGCAGTCGTCCTTGGCGCCCCAATCATAGGTAGCCTCATTGGACTGATGGTCGCCAAAGCTTTAGCTGGCCCATTCGCAGCAACAGTTGGAAACATAATTGCTTCTCGCATAAACCCCACAGGAAATACCGGAGGTGGTGCCGCCGGCGCCCCATTCGGCGGCGGCGCTTTTAAGTGGGGATCTACAATGACCAGTGGGGCAAAAATGATGACTGGAATGGCTGCCCTTGGTGCCGTGGCTACCGTCGGCAAAGATGTTGTTGATCTGGCCAACGGCGATACCTCGTCTGGAAATACAGGCGCCTTGGTAGGCTCTGTAGTTGGCGGCGCAATCGGCGCATTTGCAGGTCCAATGGGACTTGCTCTTGGTGTTACACTTGGAAATTCAGCCGGCCAAATGTTTGGAGAAATGCTCGACGAAAAAGATAAAAAAGCAGACGCCAAGATAGAAAAAAAGTTAAGCCCAGAGGCCATTCGCCACAAAGAGTTGATGGACGTGCTTGAAGCACAGTCAAAAAGAAGCCAAAACGTCAAGGTGCAACTGGACGTAGATGAGTTTGCTTACAAAAAGGGCTTCAAACTTTCAACAGCAGAGATATTCAACGGGGGATAAGAAATGTCAAAATCCAACAAATCAATAGATCACGGTCAGGGAAGATATTCAGACGGATCAGATGCACTTTATCAGCGGTTCTTCATCCAGCTGCAGCACCTCCCAACAATGCAGAGTGTGTTCTTCAAGGCATTCCTGACTCAGTTCGAAGATCAATACACTTCCGAATGGCAACCGGAGCAACTCTTCGGCCGCATGGACCCGATAAGATCCTTCAGAGGCACTCAAAGAATGATTACTTTAGGGTGGGATGTTGTTGCTGCAAGTCTAGACGAAGCAGCACACAACTTGACAAACTGTTCTACACTCTTGTCAATGCTGTATCCATCCTACGATCACTCAGCTAAGGCAAGCCCACCAAACAATAACGGCACAGAGCAGGTGAAAAACAAAAAAGCCTCAGGCAATCTTACGACACAGAAAGCAGAGGGCGATATCAAAAAGTCTCAAAAAGCAGGACCAAAACAGAGTCAAGGAAACGCATCGACTATTCATTCTGCGCCTTTATTCCGTATTAAATTTGCAAACCTAATTCAGAGTACAAAAGGCGCAGACACTCCAAACACGGCCATTGAGTCCGGTCTTGTGGGAACAATAGATGGCCTCACTTATGCTCCAGATCTCGAGGCCGGCTTCTTTGATCCTAAAGTCGCAGGAACAAGCGTCTTATACCCTCAGACGATTCAATTGTCGTTCGGGTTTCATGTCTCTCATGATCATCCTCTTGGGTGGAACACAGGAACACCCGCCAAACTACGAGCTGGCAACGTCTTTCCTTATCCAAGCACCGCGGACCCTTCGAAGAAAAAATAGGAACATAACAAATGTCAAGATATAAAAACACAACGGTAAAGATTAATGATTCGGAGCTTTACAAAAAGCTTAGAAAAGAAAGAGGAATCCCAGGAGGACTAACTCAGTATAATCTTACTAGACTCCCAAAGTTGACGGTCACGGACGTTGAAACCATTACTTCGATTGGCCATGTCTGGACCACAGGAGATAGACTTTTTAAACTGGCTGATAAGCACTATGGTGATCCCAAGCTCTGGTGGATTATTGCATGGTACAACAACAAGCCCACCGAGGGCCACTTGTCTGTCGGCGATTTGATACAAATACCTCTCCCTCTCGATAGGGTGTATGGTCTGTTAAGGATGTAGCAAACACATGAATTTTTCAAAAGACGTAATCATTGAAGATAAGCATTATAACAAAGCAACATTTCGATTTAAAGGCAATTACGGCGCCAAAGCCGGCTTCATAAATTATAAAGTTACATGCATCAATTTTGAAGGCAAGACTGACCTCACAGTCAAAGAGGGCAACGGCTTTCGCGCTTACGTCCCCGAATCCGATCCGCCGTTGACTTTCAATAAAGAACATGTTTTAGATATACTCAAAGATAAAATATACGCCGAAGA